GTGGCGCAGAGGCTCATTTCATCGGCCAGCGCCTGGACGCGAAGACGGGTTAATGATTCGTCAGCCATGCAGTATTTTTGAGCATCAGTCATTTTTGCGAGTCTCGAAAATTGCAGCTATAAAGCCGCGAATCTGGGAAGGGCTGATCGGGTGAGGTGTATCTGGGTACGTGACGTCTAGTGTAAATTCGCCTGCTTTTCGAAATTCATCAGTAGTTATAAGGCCACCCAGAAGAGCGCCGTAAATCAGACCCTGACAATATTGAGATTCTGCAGTTTTTGAAATTGTGTCTCCGGAATCCCGGGACTTTGCGAGAATTTCAAGCCGGTTAATCAAATCCCGCTCAAAAGTGAAAAAATCTGGATTGCTCATGACTGGTTCTCCGTTGTTGGTGACTTAATTATAGTAACGTTACCGAAATTAAGCAACGGATTATCGTAACGTTACCACAATTCCCGACGAACGGTAGACCGGGCAAAAAAATGAAACGCTAGAACCGGCCAGAATGCGGGACAACCTCAACACGGACGCGGGTTAAATCATAACTGTCAGGATCAGCTTGGTTGATGATGCTGGCGGATGTGGGCGAGCCACTCCCGCCAGCCTCACCCCCCAAGCTGTGCCCGTCTGCGACGGGCCTTGTGTGATCGAAGAAGCCACCAGCAACGATAGCAACGCACATATCTTTCGGGACTTCTAGCGGTGTCCCCTGCTGGGTGAAACAACGGCAACCAGTGCGCTCAGATGTGTAACACGCGGCAGGCTTAGGCCAGTCCTGAACATCAGTGAATCGCTCTCGATAAATCGGCGCAGACCAAGGAAAGCCATCGACCTCGGGGGTCACCAATTCTGAGAACGTGAGCTCGCGATCAGCAGATGCAATCATTTGACCAGGCACAACACCGGCATATGTGGCGGTGACAGGCTGGGGTTCATCACGAATAAAGAAACCCTTGATCTGGTATAGGAGCAGTACCAGGACACCGATACCAACAAAGATCATGGCAATTTTCTTCCAAGGGACGGAAAGCGTGTGAGTATGGGTATCAGCCGAGTGATAGACGCCAAAATACTTCTTGTCCATGCGGAACTGGTCAACGTTCGCATCTTTGCGAGTGGATGCGGAATCAGGGTTTTGCTGGCAAACGTCCCAGGTGAAACGATTGATGTTAAGACTGCCCATGATGCGGGCGTAATGCTGATGCCGGTTAACGAGACCACGGACGAACGTATCTAGCTGCCCTACTACTTTCTGACAGATCAAGAATACGTCATGTCCCTGGTGCCGATGGGTCGCCAGCCGCTTTACATGCTCTGGCGTGCCCTGGGAGCCGTGCTTAGTAGGGAAAACGTTATAAGCCTCATCAAACACAATAACCGCGTTAGACGGCAGCTCATACCATTTAAACGCCTGTTCCTCGGTCAGCTCATGCCAACCAAGATCAGGAGATAAATCACGGATGCCGAAATAGTAAATATCGCGGCCCTCAAATTGCTTTCCCTCTGCAACAAATTTAATTGTGTTGAGGGTCTTGCCGGAGCCGGGAGTTCCAGTAACAAGATAAAGCATTATTTTGACTTCCCAAAGGTAACGCGATTGTAAACGCCCATAATCTGGCGGATTGCAACAGCACCAGCATAGGCACTAGTGACAACTTTAATTGCATGCGGGACGTTAAGCACCACCGCAACTTCCCAAAACTGACCGCCAATGCCTGACGTGTTGGATTCAATGAAATTAGTGATCAAACCGGTAATGGTATCTAGAGCAGTGAACGTAACTAGACCAATCCCGAGAGCAGCAATGACGCGAACAATGGAATAACCAACAATCCACTTAACGGCAGTGGCAAGGACGCCGGACGCACCGGCAGCAGTCAGAATTAACGGTAACGGCATTTAATCACCCCGAACTAGCGCATCGAAAAGAATCCAACCGGCAGCGAGATATGAAAAGAAAAAGATCATTGCCGAAATGATATTGAAAACAGGACAGCCAAGAGTCCAAGGCAACTCAAACGAGCCCCATTTTGTGCTGATGGTGGCATCAGTCAGAGGACATGCATTTGATGGACCAGAGGAAAAAAGACCACCAATGACGCCAGAAACCTGGGCGTCAATATCGTCGCCCTCCTCCGCTAATACGTTTTCGAGCGTGTCAGCATTGCGGAGACCTTCGGAAGTCAGACCGGCTTCAAGCTGTGCTTTTGTAAGCTCGTCGCCTGCACACATGGTGTACCACTGCTGTTTAAGAATGGCAGCGAGAAGCGGGTCGCCAGAGCCAGAGGGAGGCGTATCGCAACCAGCTGATGCGGTGCCGGTGTTATCAGAAGAATCGTCACCTCCACCACCTGTGGAACCGCCAGAGCCATCACCGGAACCGTCATCACCGCCACCGGAACCACCATCACCAGTACCAGAATCACCACCATCGCCAGTACCGCCACCAGTACCACCGCCGGTGCCATCGCCCGAACCATCGCCATTACCGTCAACACCACCACCATTAGAGCCACCATCGTCAGGGGTTTTGATGCAGGTTGTACCGTTCCATTCGTAACCAGGAACGCCATGACAGGGGTCTGGTTCGGGTGCGGGTTCGTTGGGATCGGCAGGCTGAGGGGGCGGGTTAAGCGGGTCGCCGGTCATATCAGCAGGCGTAAGATTCTGACCGGAACAGCTCTCCCCTGTACCCTCAACAATGTAATTACAAAAACCTGTATCAGATGACCCGGCAACAAGATAACAACCAGCGGCGAAACTGGATGAGGGCGTGTAGTTACAGCTTGACGTGCAAATAGAGTCAGGTGCATTTGATAAAACGTAATTGGTGCCGTTGCTGTTGAAAACTTGGGCATTATCGCCACGGACCAAAAGAGTCTGACCGACAGTTTCGGAACAATCTACATCACAAGAACCTTTTTGAGAGTTGTAAATGGTGCCGGCAGGGCAAGAGTCGCCCTGACGATTGACAATAGCAAATGTGCTCGTGCCGTGAATAACGGTTGGGGTGGTGTCTTTGTGGTAATTGCCAAGGCAGTTATAGGTAGTCTCAGTTGAAAACTGAGGACCCAAATAGGAATGCTTGCTGTAACCAGAGGGAGGGTTCCACGAAGAATAGCGGGAAAGACAAGCTGCATCTGCACTGTCGTATGTGGGAACGGATGTACCCTTAACAATCCAAGAATAATCAGCCGCGTGCGCCATCGAAGGCAGCAGCATGGCAGAAAGAAAAAAAACAAATACAATCCCGAGAACCCGACCCATAATAAACCTCAGGAAGTAAAAATAATGTTCATACCAATGAGCCAAACAACCAAAATATAAAGAGTCATTTCAGCACCCATCAACGAAAAAAGGGGCCCCGAAGGGCCCCCGGTAACAGCGGATTACTTCAAGCGGCGATACAGCGCGAAGCCGGCCATGCAGATGCCAGCAAACACCATAGCGGCGACGATGACAGTACCAGCAGCAGTGCCGGCGGCTGTGAACTCATCAACGACAGCGGTAGTGTCAATAGCAGCATAAACCGGCGAGGACAGGACAGCGACACCAGCAGCAGCGCCACCAACTTTAACGCCGAAACGGCGAACAGCATTCATTGCTTTCATAGCATGTAACCTCAGTCAGAATTAGCGGGCGATAAAAGTTGTTTTAGCAATCCGCGCCCGCTGTAACAGATTGCCAAGAAAAGCGCAGTTGCGCCCATAACGGCCGACAGTTCCGGCAACGTTAATTCGAACATGGGAAACATAGGAGTCATGTATTCCCATTCAGTACAAACGGGAGCACCGTTCACAATAGAAAGGTTGTTGAGATCGCAGGTTAAAAACACCTTTGACATAACAGCACCCGCTATAAAATTAAAGACGTGGTTAAAAACGAGAGAGCGAAAACAGGAACGAGAACCAAGGACGCACCGGCAACCCTACGGAAATAAGCGGGTAACCGATGCGCGTTCACGGTCAGGCGGCCTTGGTGACTTGCTTGGCGGCTCGATAGTCAGCCGAAAAAACAACCTTCCCGTCTTTGACCTGGGCGATGACTGGGACGTCAAAGAGGGTGCCCGGCAATAGTGGCGTTTCGCTATAATGCTCGACGGCTTGGGGGTGCTTGTAACCCGGAAGGACAACGTAAGCAACGTAGATAAAATACTCAATCTGGGCATTGGTTTTTCGGTCGATTCGGACGCCGGATTTTTTCTGGCCGTCAATCTCCATGCGGAATGTAGTCATTTCAGATTGCCTCTATGAAATAATGTTTATGTATCTAGCCAAATGAAGGTTAGACACAAAAACACAAAAACACAAGAGGCATTCTGAAATGAGCGAAAGGCCGAAAACCGTCAGCCTAGACGCTGAGGTGCACAAAGCCCTGAAGCTGCTATGCGCTGAAAAGGGATGGACTATGACCCAGGCCGTTGACCAACTGATGAAAATAGCAAAGGAGCGGGGCAAGGATGAGAGACACGGAACAAGTGACCAGGCTGATTGAATTCGCAGCCGTCGAGGGAATTACAAAGATGGAGTTGCTGCAACTGATCGAGAGCCAGCGGTGCACCAACCGATTGAAGGAGGCGAAGAAAGCCACCCATATCACCAGCCGCAACGTGTTCCAGGACATGAGCACGAACACCATTTCCGCGAACGGCACGCCACTGGTCAGCCGTCAAACCTGAAAAATACTCGGCCAGTTGCTGGGAGTCGTCGGCTAGTTCCTCGTCGGACAAATCGACGACGCCACAAGCCGCTTTAAGACACTGGGACCAATAAAGCTGACGGGCTCTGACTTCCTTGGTCGCATCGACGAATTCAAGATACTTCGAAGCGTCGCCGTCAGCCTGACGGACAAGAAACTCATGAGGGTGAACGCCAGAGGCTCGACCTTTCTTGGTCCTGGACAGCGCAAGCTCGGACTCGACACCCCAAGCGCGAGCGGCATCCTGTTTCGCCAGGTACTCAGCGCAGGACACCTGCCAGCGAATATCGACGGAATGAGCACGGAAAGCACGAACCTTGACCTCATCGGCAGGGTCGAGGAGACCGGCAGAGATACAGCACTTTTCCCAACGATCAACTATTTCGCCCAGCAGACGCGCACGGTCGGCCATGCTTGGCTGACCACTCAACACCCACAGTTCATGCGTGTGAGGATGCCAACCGGATGCGCCGTGGGTAATCTCAAGCGAACGCACCATAGCCTGATAGCCCATTGACGCCTTGATACGCACCCACGCTTTACCGGCGCGGAGCTTGCCGAACGCCTCACGCTGACGCAGGAGCAATTCGCGCAAAGTCTGGATGCGCGTGTGGGGGAAAGTGAACGTAACCATAATTGCATGGCGGTCGGTAGACTCCACCCAGCTTGTAAGCTGATGAAGCTCGACCCGGCGACGCTGCTGAATCTTGGAGGCGCAAACGGGACAAGCCCAGACGGAACCGCACGTTACCAGGGAACCAAAATGCGCGGCCTTGTTGGCCGGGTCCCGAAGGCAGTAGACCTGATGGCCGAGCATAGTCCACTTGCAGTCGTGGGTGCGGTACGCATCGCCGGGATACTTGACGTCAGCGCGTCTGCACTTCGGAGACTTCGACAGCCAAACGCGAGCCTGCATAAGAGCCTCGAAACGCTCACGCCGCTTTTTTTGCTCGCTGGGGGGTGAAGAGGATTTAGCAGTATTACCGAGGGGCCGCTGCGCGGCCTGTGAAGCAGGTAATTGAGGTGCAATGTTATTGATAGTATGATTCATGCAAGCCCCCTCCCGCGGGGCATGGCCCCCCAATTGCAGCCGCCAAGCAAAGCAAGAGGGGGGTTTTTTTTCGTCTGCAGAAAATGCTACCACAAAAACACAAGTGAATCAGGGTTCCCGGTTCTGGTAGCCCTGGACCACCAAGCGCACCCCATCATTACAACCAAAACCGGGTTGGACAGGGCGCGGGGGGAGGTCGGCGGGGTTGCGACTGACCGTGATCGCGTCCAGGCGACGGAGGTCCTAATAATCCGTGGATAATCCAGCTTGCTCAAGGCGCTGTCGGTATATCTCAACAACGCGGAACGCTTCGGACCGCTCATAGCGGCAGAGATCAACCTCACGGGTAGCGGTTACAAGCTGGGCATAAAGGAGCTCGACTTCCTCACGATAGGCGACGGCCTGATCACGCTGGGCCTTTCGCTGGCGATAGAGGCGTTGTTTCTCGGCATTGGATAGCGCCTTGCCAGTTTTCGGGCGACCGCGCTTTTTGGGTACGTTACCGTTAAACGGGAGTTCTGCGGTTTGCTTGTCTGTATGGTCTTTCATGACCGCTTTCCCTTTACGCGAAAGCTCGCTTTGTATCGTGCTCTTGCATACTCGTCGGCTTCTTTGCTGACTGCTATTTCTAGCTCTTTTTCCGCATCCGCTTTCGACTCGCACACGGCGAAGTCCACCCACTTTGACCTAGCCTTTCCGTGATTCAGGTTGAATTGCAGGTGGTATTTCATGACAGTCGCTCCTCAGCTTTTTCATTTGCTTCATTTAGCACGGATGTAGCCCAGTCAAAGAGCGACGGGGAACCGTGGTAAATCGCTGCCATTAACCAGTAATGGCGCTTACCCAGTTCGTAATAACGCTCATAAGTGGCGCAGAGGCTCATTTCATCGGCCAGCGCCTGGACGCGAAGACGGGTTAATGATTCGTCAGCCATGCAGTATTTTTGAGCATCAGTCATTTTTGCGAGTCTCGAAAATTGCAGCTATAAA